CTTTGATTACTGGGATTGTTTCCAGTTGAATTTTAACCGAGAATTCTAACTCGTGTGGTATCCGCATTTTCCAGCTCTCCTCTTTATAATAATGCATACTGGGGGAACGTCCGCACTCGTTGAAACGCTTTTATGCTCAAAAACCCAACTTCCTAATCAAGTAAGAAGATAAAGGTATCTGAGTGGTTCAACCGGCAAGAATTATCCCGGGCATATTGTAGAGAAGCCCCAGAAGGGCAGTGGTCCACATCAACTATATCGTTGAGTAGTGTCTAACATCAGTTTTTTTGAAATCACACGCTTCCACTAGTGAGGACGAGTATAATACACCATTAGTGGCGCTCGCCTTCAATTCTTCCTGTATGACAGAGACAGTGTTGGACGTCATACCATATTGACGTTCCAAATGTCTTAAGAAATCAGCCTCGCAGCCCTTCTTAGAAGATATCCTATCTTTCTTTGCATAAAAATCATCCTTGCTAAATGTTTTCTGCAACCATATTTGATAGTCATCCACCTTATCTAAAAACTGAGCATCAAACTCAGTGGTGGGTAGTATTTTCTTAACGGCCCCTTTCTTGGGTGGCAACTTATGAGTTGGCCGCCTGAGCAAATTATTATACTCAGTGAAAATTGGCAAATCCTCCATCCATTTCAAGTTTGAAATATATTGGTCATTCATATAATTGTCTTGCTCTTTATCTGAAAGTGCCAAACAACTATTTGAATATGGAGTAAGAGTTAGGAAACGAGGCAATTGCCTAATTATTTTCCAACTCTTAAGGGTTTCAGACCAGAAAGTTTCTGTGCTACAGAAATCGATGGAATCGATCTCGCCGATTTTGAGATATTTCAAAATCTGTCCTAACCCATGTTTGCCTGTCTTGGCTCTCGAAAAGGTAACATCATATGTTTTGATGATATCCTCGTCCGAATAAAGTGTTTGGAGTGCAATAACAAAATCATCACCTGCGCAGGTTAGATCGTATGCATCTCTTGGCACTTTCATTACAACTTCGATAGTATATCGGTTGTAAAGAGCCATTCGCAAGGTATTAGCGAAGGTGGTATCCATGTTACCTGACTGAACTGCATCAGCCATCTCTATAAATCCAAGGTCTTCCATATTTCGAGTTTTACCATCTTTGACAATATGAGTTGCAAAGATTTTAACTTTATATGTTAACGCTTGGTATAGAAACACATCCTCAGGGACGTGTGTAACAAATGGAGCAATGAACCTGTAAATGTCGCCCTCGATACGCTTATGTATTAGCTTCTGAGTGCGATCAAATCCAGATCCATCACCTTGCACAATCTTGGTAAAGCCCTTTGCAGTCCAAGAATTGTACAATTCCTCCTTTTCTGTCCAGTTTTTTCCAACGCCATAGCCCTTAAAGGCTTTGAACATTGTTTCAAGTCGATATACTATTGGGCCCATCACTAGTTTGTATTCAGCGCAAGGTGCGCAAATACATCTATTTTTAGGTGCAGCCCCATCAACTATCTGCTTCTCGCATTTGCAAAACATTTTGTAATGCTTCACTTTAAGTTTTTCATCATCTTTATTCCTAACTCCATCAATTTCTGATTGCTGGCCGGCTGTCAAATGATTATACCATACATTATATGAGTACTTAAAGTCGCGAAGGAGAGGTTCAATCTCAGTAGCGAATATATATTCGTACCAAGCAAAGAAACCTTCCATTGTATCTGGATCAGGATCAGTCACCTCAATTGACTGCCGCTTAATGGCATTGTAAATGTTGCCTACACAGGGATGATAATAACAAACACTGGGTAAGCCATAGATAATAGGTATGATTCTCTTTAGAGCAGCATCACCTTTATCTGTGCACCGAATCTTCATATAGTCCGAGAGGGCCATGTTCGGTGGAAGTTTAAGCTTCCATTTACAATCCTTTGATATTTCACCAACTGTATCTTTGTAAGTTTCTTCTGATATACAACTTGAGGGTAGTATAACATCTTCTCGATAAACAATTGGGGGTGCCCCAGGTGACACCTTAGTGGATTCCTGGACGTATGGGGATAAACCCCTTCAAATGCCCAACCCGGAATTGGTCGTGCCTCGCAGCCCGCCCAATCGTCGAGATTGTCCATTTGTTTCAAGCGCATTATCCGATTGCGCAACACTCCTATAACTCATATCCGTGTCATTTCTAAAACACTTAGCAAGGATACGGGTAAAACAACCCAGCTTCTTGGCTGGGACATACTCGTCGGCATTAATCCTATTTAGGATTTTAACTCTTCTGCTATCGGCGAGTGTGCTCACACTGATCTTATTATCTATGACCATATCAATGGCCTCACTAACTAAGGGAACAATGTGACTTTTCCGGTCCAAACTTAAACCATTTGTGGCTACGCTATCAACTATTGAAATGATAGCAGGTGCATCCACAACATTAAGCTTGGAAACTCTCGAGCAAACTGTGTTGAACTGGGCGAGAGATATCACTGCATGGTATTCAAATGGCAATTGTGATATTGTATTAAAAGAAAAAAGAAGTGAGTTGGTTGTTGGATACAAAACTGCCCCCTCAATCTTTCCTTTAATAACCCGGAAAGCGCGAATAGATTTTCCATCTTGGCCGTGTTGATAGTGAGGAAGTCCTGCCTCAAATTGATCGGCATTGAACTTCATTAATTCTCGATCCATGGGGATCACACTATCAAACAGCTCCACAAGGGGAGCTGTACTCTCCACACTATATCCCTGGGCTTGTTGAACCTCAAAGGATTGTAATGGGAGTGTCTCGCCAACTGCGACATCATGAGTTTCGGGAAGAGGCACAATGGAGGGAACAATTATATCTAATTGTCCAATTTTCCTTCTCCATGTGCTACGAACTTGCTGTAGCAAAAAATCGTCAGGTGTGATATGATTCATCCTTACAAGAATATAATCTTCCGAATCATGATCAAACCTCTTCTCTACCGTATATGCATATTGCCCTTGAACCATATAATCCATGTTATATAGGGCATCCAATTGTGTTTTATGCACATAAGGCACCTGGTTGCCATTTATGTAACTTTCAACGTACTCAGTTCCGTCTTCAGCCACATATCTGGCCCAGTTGCCATACTCAACGCCATTAACTTTTGAAACACCCTCATTAAGAGAGGGGTCAAAGGCGTGCACTACTAAAAATGCGGTTTTGGTTAGATTAAGAACCAACCAATTCTGTATGCCCTCAAGGACATCGCCGTAGTATGAGGAATCTAGTGAAAGTAGAAAATCATAGTTGCTCTCATATAAATGGGGACAACCATTCCGCCCAAACCTACAATCGCATATCAAATGCTTGGTTTTCTCTGAGGCGAACTCTAGTGCTTTATTATGTCTATGGATATCGACATGCCCAATGATGGGCCTATTATTGTGTACGTGGGCCAATCCTGTTTGTAAAGATCGGGTACCAGCGCCAATGTCGTATATTCGTCGCAGGAACTTACCTTGCATATAACCAGCGTAACCAAGGGTCACTTCTCTTTCCAAAACTTGCCGCTCTTTGGCGTACAAGTCATGCGCGTTTCCTGAATGAGTTACGTGATATGCAAGAGCATATTTACGGTTCATTGCTGACTCAAAAAAGGTTTGATCAGCTTGACTAAGAAACGGGAGTTTTGGACTAATATAAGTCGCAAAAGCTGTGTTATTGATAACACCTTGTGGCTCATCCAAGATCGAGGCCTTACATACAACATCAAACGCACCATCCTTGACAACATTCAATCCATCGACTGTCTTTACAACATTATTCCCTTTCGGGGTATCTCGACTCGTTTTAGTTTCTAGGGGATGCTTATCTGCATATACATAAGGTTTTGATCCAACAGCCTTAACAAGGGTTGGTAGTTCCTTTAAAATTTGTTTTTCTTCTATAGGAATGTTATTTACCATGTGGTAAAATAAGTCACCAGTAGGTGACTGTTCTGATGAATCAGTTTTAGTCGATTTCGCAACTTTCTGATTTTTTGAATTTGTCGATTTCGCGACG